CGCCAGCACCGTAAGTAGCTTTGACGTTATCACCATGCAGCGTATCGCCTGTCATCGTGCCGCCAGCTAGTGGCAGTTTAGTTCCAATAGCTGTAGCTGTGGTTGTTGCATAGTTAGGATCATCACCTAAAGCTGCTGCAAGTTCATTCAAAGTATCCAAAGTAGCCGGAGAGGAGTCCACAAGTGCTGCAAGGTTAGCATCTGACTCTGCTTTGGTATATGCAGTATCTATAGGTTCAAACCTAGCATCAGCAGCAGTCTTAGTATAGTGGTTAACTGTCTGAGCATAACGAGCATCAGCATCTACTTTATTATAGTGGTCAGCTAATTCAAAGGTACCAAACGCATGAATGAAGACTGTATCACTTACAGTAGCCCCAGTACCTAAGATAATTGAGGTTCCATTGTTAGCTGTGTAGTCTGAGTTATCTAAGCGGATACCGTTTAAGTATACCTCTAGGTAGCCTACGTCATAAGTAGCAGCGAAGGTAGTCTGTGCTGCCGTAGCAGTATGTTCTACACTGTTCTCTACACCGTTGACTGAGGAGCCTGCGTTTACAAAGGCTACTCCAGTATATACTTTCATTATGCTGTTAGAGGTATCAAACCAAAGATCACCCACTGAAGGTGAGTTAGGTGCTGACGCCTGTGAGGCATACTGACCTTGGAATGAAGCTACGGATGTATTGACACCAGAGGCGCTAGAAGCTGCGTTAGTAGCTGAGGTAGCTGCTTCACTTGCTTTAGTTGTTGCTATGCCAGCTTGTGTAGTTGAAGTAGCTGAGTCAGTATTGGTAGTCACTACGTCTGCGTTAGTTGCTACTTTATCAGCTGCAACTGCAACACGATCTAGCCCTGTTTGTACTTTATCAGCTTCAGCCGACACAACGTCAGCATTAGTTAATACAACGTCAGCGTTAGTTGCTACCTTGTCAAGACCAGTTTGTACCTTGTCAGCTTCTGCTAAGATAACATCTGCATGTGTCAATACTACGTCTGCGTTAGTTAAGACTAGGTCAGCTGCGGTATCCAGTGTATCCTGATTGGTCAGTACTAAGTCAGCTGCTACAGCTACCCTATCTAAACCAGTTTGTACTTTATCAGCTTCAGCCAGTACGACATCAGCATGTGTAAGCACGACATCAGCATTGGTTAGTGTCAAGTCTGCGGCAGTATCAATAGTATCCTGATTGGTTGCTACCAAGTCAGCTGCGACAGCTACTCGGTCTAAACCAGTCTGTACCTTGTCTGCCTCTGCAAGCACTACATTTGCATGAGTTAGTACAACATCTGCATTGGTTAATACAACGTCTGCATTGGTTGCTACCTTATCAGCTTCAGCTAATCCCTCAGATACCAGAGCAGCTGCTGCACTTGCTGCAGATTCATTCGCTTTGGTTGTTGCAGTAGTCGCACCTGTTGTTGCAGTGTACTCAGGGTCTTCCCAAGAAGAACCGTTGTAGAACTTAGTGTTGTTTACTGTACTGTTGAAGTACATAGCGCCTATTAGTAGGGCTGCACCATCGTTATCCAGAGTAGGGTCAGTTGCCTTAGTACCTAAGTACCTGTCGTCAAATGTATCATAGATAGATTCAATTGCTGTTCTGTCAGTTGAGGTTGATGCTGCATCTGCGTTAGTTGACACTACGTCTGCGTTAGTTAAGACTACATCAGCATGGGATAGTACAACATCTGCATTAGTAAGAACTAGGTCTGCAGTGGTATCGATAGTATCCTGATTGGTTAGTACTAAGTCAGCTGCTACAGCTACTCGGTCTAATCCTGTCTGCACTTTATCAGCTTCGGCAGATACTACGTCAGCGTTAGTTAAGACGAGATCAGCGGATACTGCAATACGGTCTAAACCAGTCTGAACTTTATCAGCTTCAGCTAAGACAACGTCTGCGTGAGTCAATACAACATCAGCGTGAGTCAATGCTAGATCATCATGAGTTAACACAACGTCTGCGTTAGTCAACACTAGGTCCGCATGTGTAAGCACAACATCAGCATGAGTTAATACAACGTCTGCGTTAGTCAGTGCAAGATCAGCTGTGACTGCAATACGGTCTAAACCAGTCTGAACTTTATCAGCTTCCGCAAGTACTACATCAGCATTTGTATAAACTACATCTTGGTTCGTATAAACTACATCTTGGTTCGTAGCGATCTTATCAAGACCCGTCTGAACCTTATCAGCTTCTGCGGATACTACGTCAGCATTGGTCAACACTAGATCAGCTGCAACTGCTGTACGATCAAGACCAGTTTGTACTTTATCAGCTTCTGCAGATACTACGTCAGCATTGGTTGCTACTTTGTCTGCATTTGTTGAAACAACGTCTGCGTTAGTGAGAACTAGGTCTGCGGCAGTGTCTAGTGCTACCTGCTCTGCTAAGTTCTTAGCTGCGATAGAAAGGTTAGCTGCTGTTAATGATGTGGCGTAGTCACCAACTGATTCATTATTAAAAGAACCACCTTCAGATGGCTTATTGACCAAACCAGCTTCTTCAACCCCAGAACCAAAGGGTACTGATGTTGAACCTGAGTCCGAAGGTGCATATTCTATAGGTGCTACTTCCAGCCCAGAGGCAGGTGCTTCATATGTAATAGCCATCTATGTGGTCTCCTTAAAGTAACTCAGACACTTCATAAGTGACTGTATTGGAAGCCCCAGAAACCCTACGTTTCTTCTCTTCACGGTTTAATTCATCAATAGCCATCATCTGCTTATTGAGGTACTTACCTGCTTGTTCATCGCTGCCTAAGTATTCAAAGGCATGGTGAAGTGCACCCCACAGTAGCATACGTTCGTTGTCGTCACGTAGCCAGTTGTACACTTCATTACCTAGGTACCACACACTGCCGATAAGGACAGCATCTGTGACACCTGAGGAAGATACAGTTGTGTTACCTGCATCAACGTTTGCTTGGTTCACAACATAAGTTGCATCCATATCAAACAATCTACGGTAGTAGTGTAGCTCGTACACATCACCCACGGAGGCTGCGGGGTAGAACTCTAAGTTCTGACCCTTACGTGTGAATGAGCCGTAACCTCTTGTTGTGTGCTTGTCGGTGAACGATTGCATGTCCATCTTCTGATCAAACACTAAGGAGTTACCTGCAGAATCCTTCACTCGGAACATCATAAGTTCAGTAACGTCAGGGGGTAGCTGCAGGGAGTCTTCGCCTGCAACAGTTATAGCTGCGTACTGATATGTGTACTCCAAAGGAGGGATGCGTAGTTCTCTATAGCATAGGTCTGCTGAGTAATCTATAAAATCAGAGACCAGTGAATCAGTTAAGATTGTACTATCTCTGTTTGCCCAGTCACGAACCTTTGCGACTAATGCATCATACTTTGGAGTTGACATTTATTATATCCTCTATTGTCTCCGAGTCTGACCATGCGTAAGCAGATCTGGGTACTCTGAGATTATAATCTTTTTAAGTTTACTGACTAACTGCTTATCACCCATAAAGTCTTGGGCGTTAATGTCAATCTTGTACTTAGTTAATATATCAATGGCAACGATATCTGGTATCACTGCGAATGATCGGTAATGACTAGCTGCACCAGTGGCATCGTAGATGTCCCTCGATTCCTTTGCGTAGTCACGGTATGCGTTAACGTCTTGAGACAGAGTGAAATGACTCTTATCTGTTACCACGTTAAAGCTGTGTTCGTTATCTGTCTGAGACTTGAAGCTCATAGGATGTTGTCCTCCTGAAAAAAGAGGGGTCCCTTTGGAGGACCCCTTTGTGTAGCTTAGTGTTTAACCAGCTAAACCAACGATCAAGCCACAACCAGTTGGGTTGCGAACTTCTAGAGAACATTCCTCTACGATCTGACCAATAGTACTGTCACCAGCTTGACCAACTTCAGTCTCATGAAGAGCACGAAGGGTAGCGATGTTGTACCACTGTGGATCATATACTAGTGCAGAGAAATCTGCTGCGTTAGTAGTAGCGCCAGAGCCAGTGTTATGAGCTAAGCCCATTACGTAGTTAGGAACGATCTTGATAGTACCGAAGTCACTATCATAAAGTTCAACTGATTGACGAAGCTTACCGCTGTCATCGATGTTACGAGATACGTTAGAACCAGCTGCCTGTGCTTTCGCAGAGAACTTACGCTTGTTCGCAGGTGAAGTCATCATTACAGTAGCTTTGCCACCTTCCTGATAAATAGTCTGCATTGCATCATCAACGTTGCTCAATTCAAGAGCAAGCAAGTTAGCATCAGAAGCGCCACGTACGATAGTACCAGTAGTACCTACACCTGTAGTGCCCGGTGCAACATAAGCTGCAGCAGCGCCAGCGTTAACGATGTTAACGTTAGTGAATGCCTGATAGCCACCCATAGTACGAGTGCCTGAACCATTAGAGCTGTTCCAGCTGTGTACTAGGTCATGCTCAACGTCACGGCGTAGCTCAGTGCCACGCTTCTTCAACTGGTATGCGTACTCGTCTGCAACGCCAGCTTGATCAACTGCGCGCTTAGAACCAGATACTTCAACAGTCTTAGAGTTGATCTGAGTGTAGTTACCTAAACGTGTACGTACAGGCTCAGCAGACTGTGCTGCGTGAGTGGTAGCGTAAGAAGAACCTTCAGCAACTTGGTTAGAACCCGGTGCTGCTAGCTCGTCAGTAGTCCATTCGTGAAGGATACCTTTAGACTTAGTCTTGCCGATAGATGAATAAAAAGGTGTCTCGTCACGAGTGATCATGCTAATGAAATTAGCTAAGTCTTCGCGTTCTGATACGCCTACGCCTGATGTGCCAGCTGCCGCTTTTGGGCCAGCTGTTTGGAAGTTACGTCCTGCCATGATAAATATTCCTTATAAATAAAAGTAAAAGTTAAAGGATTAGCTGAACTTGGATAGGTTCTTGAGGAATGATAGTTGATCCTCTTCTGAACCTGTACCAGTCAGAACCTTGTTACGAACCGCAGTAGTTGCTTTAGCTTGCTGAGAGTTCCGTGTAGGGCCTTTCTTAATAGGGGCTGACTTAGCTTTAGGCGTTGCCTTACGCTTAACAGCTCCCTTAGTAGCCTTCTGCTTCAGCTTACGGTAGTCATCAATAAACTTGATAACATTAGCATCTGCGATAGTTGATAGGAGTTCCTGAGGAATCCCTTCTTCTACTGCAAATGCTTGGATAGCTGCTGCATCTTCTTGGAATGATGGTACAAGCGTTGCAATATCAGTGCTGAACTTAGTCGAGAGTTCCTGTTGACGGAGTTCAAGCTGAGCTTGTTGTTTCTCCTGTACAGCAGTAGCCACACCTTCACGCTTCTTTCGGGCGTTCCAGTAGGCATCTTGAGCAGTCTCACGCTGATCTTTTAGTTCTGAGAGTTCATAAGTGTTACCTTCTTTACGGGCTGTCTTAATCTTCTCATCGAAGTCATGGTACTCAGCTGCAAGTGCGTTCTCTTCACCTTGAAGTTGCTCTTGTAGTAATGTAGCCATGCCAGTTAGTTCTGTAAGCTTGGACTCTTGTTCAGTCTCAAACTCCTTGCGTTGTTCACTAATCTTGTTTCCCTTTTTAGACAAGCTTTGATCAGTCGCGTAACCTTTGCGGAGCTCTTCAAGAGTTAAGTGTTGCTCAACTCCATCAATCTTAACTGGAACCTTATAGTCCCAATCAATGTCCTCTTCTGTGAGTAAGTCGGTGTCTTGGGTAGATTCATCATCATCCTCTTCACCATCTTCTTCATCTGAAGCGTCATCATCTTGATCGTCTGTTTCGTCTTCCTCTGTATTGTCTTCAGTGGGCACTTCATCTACAGAATCTTCCGGGTCAAGCTCTACATCGTCTTCTGGTAGATCAATCTCAATACCTAAATGTTTGGCCATTGGCCCCATCGGTACTGGAATGTCATCAAAACTCTGTGGTTGTTGACCAGCATTGAAAGCAGCGTCATCTCCGTTGGAGGTAGATGCTGGAATGTTTTCGTTGCTCATAATTTGTTATCCCTTATAGTCCTCATTTACTTGGTCTTACTCTTAGCTTGTCCTGCAACGGGAGCCTTATTTATCACCTTGGGGATATTAAGGATGTTGTCAGGGTGGCCTGCGATCTTATCTTTCACGAAGCTTAGTGCAGATGACATTGCTTGCAGGGTACCAGCATGTAATCGGCTCTTCTCGTGACCTCGTCCCATCTCTCGGATCAGGGATACTTGTGATCGCTGTAAGTCTAACTCAGCTTTATGGAGTTCTTCTAGTGTGTTAGTTGGAATCATTATCTTGTTCCTCATCTTCTAAATGTGATTGATCAATGTACTCTTGGTTGAAACCATAAGTCTCTATCTGAATCAATCGTTCTTTAACGGAACCTAAGCCCATAGCAACGTGGTAGAGATATTCTCTCTCCTTAGTGCAGTGTGCCTCCGTGTTCAGCCACTTCATAAATAAATCGGATAGTATGTCGCCATACGCTTCAGTGAAGAACTCATCTCGGTCTTTCTTTGAGAATGTAGCCTTAGCTAAAGCAGTCTTAGCATCCGAGAAAGGTCCCGGACGGTATGAACCATCTGATTGAAGTTGTGGTTTGACCTTCTTGTCAATGCCAGCTTTGTACTTCTTCATCTGTGTTAGTCTCTTGTTAATTAAAAGGTTGGGGTCTATTGTGAAGACTGAGACCCCATGCAGTCAGATACAGTATCACCCCCTTGTCCATCTACCCCATAGGGACTCCAGCAGGAGCCTCCGTAGGTGCAGTTGGTGCATCTGTTACACCAGCAGTAGTCGTCATGACGTTAGCCACGAGTGATTGTGCCTTGGCGTACAGTGTGTCAATGTTAGTTTTGGATGGCATAGGCTGCTGTTCTTTACCAGCATCTAAGGCTAACTTCGACCATTCCTGTTCAGACTTATCCAGTGCAACCATAAGTTGCTTAAGATTATCTTGAATGGCATTCTGGGCTTGTACGTTTGTGTAGTCAATGTTAGCTTGCTGTAAATCTATTGCTAACTTCTGTGTCAACTCTTCGAGCTTAGAGGCTTTCGCCTGAGCTTCCTGATCACGCTTCTGACCTTCTTCTGCCTTCTGCTTAAAGTCCTCTGTGTTGATATCAATAAGATAGTCAAGAGGGTCTAAGCCTAGGGCATCAAACGCTTGTACTGCAATAGTGGAAGCTGCAGTTGGAGCTACAACAGCACCTGCACCAGCGTCCCGAAGGGCTGGTAGGATTTGTTGGCCTATCATTTGTAACTTCTGTAACTTGGTCTGATTACTGGCATCACCAACATCTGCTTCTACAGTCATGTACTCGATTCCGGGTAGATCATCTATGGACACATCGAGATATCGTTGATTACCTGTGTAGTCACCTACAGACCCACCACGCATTTCCTTACGCATTGTCTTGTAGATACCTTCAAGGAGTTCCCGTCCACCGGTTTCCATGAATCTACGAGCAATGAACTGGATGCGTAGCTGTGCAGCGGACTGCACTTGTGACACCTTAGCTTCTGAATTACCAGACACATATAAGGCATCATTAAGTCCCTGAGCTGCCTTAGACAGTCCAGTGGCTTGTTCTTTATGACCTTGCAAGAACTGTAGCAAGGGTACTGTACCTGTTGAGATCTGCTCAGGAGGTAGTGATGCAACTGCACTCATCGGGTTACCGTTGGATGCAATGATCTGTTTAGGCTTCATGTTCTGCAATGCAGAGAAGTCTACTACGTTGGGATCTGCGATCTTAGGTGCATAGTTTGTTAAGTAAGTATTCTCAACAAAGCCACGTAAGATAGCTGTAGACGCCAGTGTGGAAGGACGTACCATATCAGACATAGAAAGACCTTCAAGCTCGAAGGGGATTTCAAACGGTGTGAAGGTAGCTATCTGGATATGATCTGCATCGTCCTCTTCAAGGATAGTGTCCCCAACTCGTACAATGTACTTGAGTTCAGCAATACCATCACCATCACGGTCAACGTATGTCCAGCAGCGTAAGACTACAGCTGTCTGGTTTGCTTCTAATTGGTTGTCATCACCAGAACCTAAGAGCAGTGTAGTACCTATGGCTCTCTTACGAGCTAAGGCGTCTGTGTTAGATGCTGTTGATATTGTATCTTCAACAGTTGCCCAGTCAACACCACCAGCAGTCTCAACCCAACGTTCTCTGATCTCTGACCGAGTGTACTCTTCTTCAAAGCCCATAAAGGATGCATCATGTGCACCAGTGGCTCCAGCGTTAACCCTAAGGCTCTCTGGGGGTACTGGTGAGAAGATAACCTTATTGGTTACTTTAGTACGCTTAAGACGTACATCAAGGTAGTTACCAGACTGTTCATCTAAGTATATGTCACCTGTTGTAGTGATCTCTGGATCTGCAAGTAGTACATCAAGGGCAGTACTATCAATAGTATCGTACTCTTCAAAGGAGATCTTCTCCTCCGCTACGTATGACCAAGTCACTGCTGACAGCTTCCACATCAAGGCTGACTTAAGCCATGTGTTTAATACAGACCATCCACGGTTCTTTGAGAACAAGCAGTGGTTGATTAACTCTGATGCTGCTGTAGCTTGATGGTAGGCCAATGGCGTACGGTCATATGCTTTAAACTTAGCTAGTTTGTTATTGTCAAACAGTAACTCTGAGAGTACTGCTGAGTAACCTTCAATAGCTTCAACTGTATCTGACGATACAATACGTGATACACCTTGGGGCTTTAAGTGGCCTTGTGGGATCATTGCGTATTCAAAGGTTGACTTCTGACGTTCATCAGATAGCTCTGAGGTATCTAGGAAACTAGAGCTGGACTGTGCCAACTTATAGTCAAGGAGTGTGGTTAACTCCTCATCGGATACTGCAACTTTGTATCCATCTTCATTATTACTTGACATCTATGATACCTCTTAGTATGCGCAGGAGTAACACCTCACGCTCTGTCTATCTGTTGGAATTAGGGGCAGTTTGCTATCTTTCTCATTCCCGAGATGTGAAGCATAACCGCCTAAAAGAAAACATCTTACATAGTGGAGGACTATGGGAAACTATTTGTGGCTTAGTTCGGTCAATGAACGAGCCAACTCTTAAAGTGGCGAAGGCCCCTCGGAAAAGAGAGGGACCCTCACGGACAAGCACAGGTGATCAAACCTGTGGCCTACAACTGTAGGACTTAATTCCCGGAGTTAATGGGAGACATCATAGCCATTGAGTGTTATCAGGAGTATACGCTTGGTTCCTGAAGGACACACGCGTAGTTGATAGACGATCCCCGTGAGTACGGAGAACCTCAAGGGCTATAGCTGTTGCTATCACTGTGTCATCATTACAACCAGATATAGCATTGGTTTTACCACTGGCATCAGCCACGTAGTTCATACACTCTTGTATGATAACGGGGGACGCAAGGGAGATATCATCATTCTCTATAGCGTTCTTAAGATGCCCAATGATCATGG